TCTTGTATTACAATTACAGATGAAAACTGTGAGAGAATTAAACTTGCTCGTAGTTTGTATTCAATGGGTATGAAGGTAGCTTCTATATCTACTCTTTGTGCAGATCATAGAGTTTTTGATGCTATGTGGAACGCAGGTACTTATTGTCCTTATAAAGGTGCAATAGGAGAAGATGCTAAAACAGGTTGGTTAGAAAATGCTCATCTAGTTCCTAAAAACAGCATTATATTTAACGAACAAGAAATTAAACCGAAGGAACAAACAAAAAGTGATGAAGAATTTGCCAAGTTTATTATTATGGCTATGGCTATGTATATCGGTTTCCCTATCCTTTTCTAGTCATGCTGTTGATTGTTCAACAGATACAATCGGTTTATGTTCGCCAACAGTAGAAGAAATAATTGATGAAGTTATTACAGAAACAACGGAACATGGTGCTGATGGTATCACAATAACGACTACCACAGAAACAACAACTACAACAACCACAGTAACAAACGAGGACTCACTTGACTTGTTAGATGGAGATAATGGTTTTGTTGTATCTTCTAAAGAAGGAGATATGGATATTGATTGGGGTGGTCAAGGTAGTGCATCAATGCCAACTGGCTCTTATTGTAATGAATTAGGAACGGATAGATGTGCTGAAATTACTGATCCTAACTTAACAACATTTGTTCAAACAGTTAATATATCTAAACTTAATATAGAGTATGGTGGTAGAACTAACTATACAATAAAAGTAGATAAACAAGACAGCCAAGACTCTATCTATATGAAAATTATAGGTCAAGATGGTAACACTAATGTTTTTAGTGGCACAGATGTTTTATCAGCAAGTGGTGTAGCAAGTGGGTATCAAGCCTATGAAGGTGGATTTGATTTTTCTGGTAGTCTTACAACAATTATTATTGAAGTAGGTGGCAGAGATATAAACCTTGCTGTCGGAGTTTTATTTGATGATGTTACTGTTAATGTTCTTTACAATGTAATTAACACAATAATAACACAGTCTATCACTTCGGTAGAAATGTTTATTGCGTTAAACTTTGATGCTCCAGAGGACATAATAGATGTTGTTGAAGATGTCTTTGAGTCTAATGATGCAATAGATACTGATGAAGGTTTTATTTTAGAGCCAATAGAAATTGATGAGCCTACTTATGAAACTGTTGAATTAGAAATAGAAGAAATAGAAATTGCTGAAATAGAAATTGAAGTTGAAATAGAAGCAGAGATTGAAGCAGAAATAGAAACAATAGAAGAGCCTGTTGAAAAAACTATTGAAGAAGCTGTTGAAGAAGTAGAAGAACAACCTGTAGAAGAAACAACAGAAGAAACAAAAGAAGTAGCAGAAGTTAAAGAAGAACAAAAAGAAGAGTCTAAACCAGAGCCTAAAGAAGTTAAGAAAGAAAGCTCTAAAGAAAAAGCTGTCAAAAAAATTATGAAAAAGATTGATGACAAGCAACGATATGATTCTGCTAATCAAATGAAAACATTAATTGTAATGCAAGTGTTAGGTAATACTAAAAGTTTCTTTGACTCTCAAAAACAAATTAACGACAGAGTAGGATTTTTTACTAATGCAACACTGCCAGATAGTGTCATTAGCGATAACGATATAGCAAGTTATTATTTATTTGCAGGAAGTGATGGATTGATGAATGAGATGATAATGCAACAATGGTCGGAATAGTAATGGCTACTGAAATGGAATTACCTGGTGGTATTAAATTTAAAGGTGGAAAAATTTTTGTTGTACTTACAGCCTTAACTACTCTTGGTGGTGGTCTATGGGGTGGCTTTGAATTTTACAAAGATTACCTAGACATGAAAGATCAAATACAAAACTACACAGCACCAGACCTTAGTGGTTTTGATAAACGATTAGATTTAATTCAACAAGAAACAGAAATGATTACGCAAGAAATGAGTATGATTATTCAAGAAGTACAGCTTGTTTCTGATGTAGCTAACGAATTAAAAAATGATCTTAGACAAGATGTAAGACGCATTGAAAAGATTGTTAATGATGTAGAACAACAAGTTAAAGAAGATAGCAGAGAAAACGCAAGAGATTTAAAAGAAACTATAAACAATATAAAAGATGACATGAAAGCATTAGAAGAAAAAACAGATAAAAACATTAAGAGAGCATTAGATAATCCATTATCTAAAATGAAATAATGTTTAAAATATTTGCCATGATTTGTATGCTTAATGTTGGAGAGTTAGATCAAACACTTTGTTTTAAAAGTGAAGTACCTTTAAACTTTAAAGATAATATAGAATGTAATTTAGCAAAAAACAACTTAGCTAATTATCTTGATGCTGATTTAAAAGAAAGAAAATTAACAGTGATATTTCAATGTGGCTCACATATAGGTAATACAAATGTCTGAGTGGCAAAAGGATATAGCAGAAGTAAAAACAGAATTAAAATATTTGCGTGAAGATATTTCTATCATGCAAAAACAAATACGAGATTTAAACTCCATATCAAACAAAGGTTTGGGAGGATTAAAAGTTGCCTTATTCATCGGTGGCATATTAGGAGCAATTTATACATTTATGAAAATTTTGGATTAGCCATCCATATAAAAGGAAATGTATGAATACAAAAAGATTACTTATTCTTAGTGATACGCATTTTCCATATCAAATGCCAGGTTATTTTGAATGGATAAAAAAATTACGAGATAAAATAAAACCAACGCAAGTAATTCATATTGGAGATCTTGTAGACTTTCATGCAATTAGTCAGCATTTGCATAGTGCAGAACTACCTAATATAAAATACGAAATAAAAGATGCTATTAGATGTATCAAAAAATTACGCAAAATATTTCCTGCTGCAATGCCAATTATTTATGGCAATCACGATATACGCATTCAACGACTTGCAGAAAAATCTGCAATACCAAATTCTTTTCTCAGACACATCAACGACATATTAGAAATAGAAAAGAAATGGAAATGGACTTGGCATGATAAACTTATTGTAGAGCTGCCAAATAAGACTAAAGTTTTTTTTACACATCATTTTAAATCTAATGTTGTTGCTAGTGCAAAAGAATTAGGAATGAGTTATGTGGCAGGACATCAACATACGTTAAGCCAACTAACTCTCATATCTTCCCCCCTAGCATTAAACTTTGCTATGTGTGTTGGTTGTTCTATAAATCCAAAACATGAAGCATTTAAGTATGCAAAAAATTATATTAAAAGACCAATTATTAGTGTAGGTGCTATTATAAATTCACAGCCAGTTATTTACTCAATGCCCTTAAACGATAAGGGAGAATGGACTGGTACGATATGAAGGATATAGAAGATCCTATTGCAAGAAAAGTTTGCCAACGCATAGCTGATAGATCCCAAGCAGGTACAAAGAAGTTTGGCAATACTATGGATGAAGCCGATAAAGAATTAGAAGAAATGTTTGTCGATACTTTGGAAGAGTTAGGCGATGCCATGATTTACCTGGAAAAAGGTTTACAAATTTTACGAAAGAAAAAGACGTTATGGAATATCAAGAATTAAAGGAACGTATCAAAGAACATGAAGGCTATCGCAATAAAGTTTACTTAGACTCATTAGGTAAAAGAACAATAGGCTATGGTCATCTATGTAGATCTGATGAGAAGTGGGATGATGATAAACAGTACGATCATAGACACTTAGAAAAAGTTTTTGAGTACGATTTTGCTATTGCAGTAAGAGGTGCTGATGAAATATTAAAAGATTGTCCAAACATTAGTGAAATTGCTCGTGAAGTAGTAATTGAATGCGTATTTGTCTTAGGTAAGACAGGATTTTCTCGTTTTAAGCGTTGTATAGACGCTTTAAGCAAGTCCGATTACCAATCAGCTTCAGAAGAACTAAAAGACTCTGTATGGTACAAAAATCAAGCGACAAATAGAGTACACTATTTAAGTCAGATTTTAGAGAGCATTTAATGAATATTATTATAGCTGTTCTTTTGTCAATCTTAGTCGCAATACAATTAGGTAATTTAGTCATTTATTATGAACAAGTAGGTGGAAACATATGTTAAAAAAATTATTATTTGGTGGTGGTGGAATTAAAGAGCCAGTTGAAGCTGTTGGATCAGTATTGGACTCATTGTTTACAAGCAAAGAAGAAGAATTAAATTTAGAAATTGTAAAAGAGAGACTTGCTCAAAAACCTGCCATGATACAAGCAGAGATAAGTAAAGTACAAGCAGGTCATAGATCTATGTTTGTTGCAGGTGCTAGACCATTTTTAATGTGGGTGTGTGGAGTTGGATTTGCTTATGCTTTTCTTGTTGCACCAACATTAGAATTTTTTTTACCAAACACAGAAAAAATAGAAATTCCTACTGATATAATGCTCGAACTGACACTAGCTATGCTCGGTTTATCAAGTTTACGCACAGTAGAAAAATTAGCTAATAAAAGCAAATAGGAGGTAATATGAAATTATTACAAGACTTATGGGATCACTTAAAATCTTGGTCAGACTGGGGAATGTCTGATTGGGTAAAAGCAGGAATTGTTGCGATAATCGTAATCGTAGTGATTGGTGCTATTTAATTAATGGCAGATCCAAGATTAAAAAGAGCAGGAGTAAGTGGTTTTAATAAACCTAAACGTACTCCATCGCATCCTAAAAAATCTCACATTGTTGTTGCCAAAGAGGGTAGTAAAATAAAAACTATTCGCTTTGGTCAGCAAGGTGTGTCTGGAGATAAAAAAAATACTGCTCGTTCCAGGTCATTCAAAGCAAGACATAGTAAGAATATCAATAAAGGTAAGATGTCAGCAGCTTATTGGTCAAATAAAGTTAAGTGGTAGACCAAGAACTAAAAAGAATTGCTGAAGTTTTAACAGGCACTTTCACAATAGCAAACTGGAAACAACCATTAGTAATGAGGAGATATGAAAAAAAAACCGGTATGGGAAAAGCCAAGACCAAAAAGTCTAGGCAAGTCAAAGAAGATAAAAAATAAAAAAGGGTATTCTGCTGCCAAGAAAAAAGCAGACAAGAAGTTTGGTAAGAAAACAAGTTTAGTGAAGAATATGTATATCTCTAAACAAATAAAGAAAAAGTGAGAACGATAAAGGAAGATATATTATCCTGGTCGAAAGACTTTTTAGAAATACCTAACAAACATTTAAACAACTTTCCTGTTTGTCCTTACGCAAAAAAGACAAGGCTAGACAATCACATTAATATTATAGAACACAACGACCCCTCAACATACCTTGAAGCTGTCATCAAAGAAACTGATAATTTTAAAGGTAAAATTTCTATCGTTGCTTGTTCTGATTTATCCATAACTGCTGATGAACTAGCCGACTATATTCATGCACTTAACTATGTGTATGTTCCAAGAGATGTATATTTAATGGCATCACATCCAGAGGATTTTGATGAAGAAATAGATTTCTTGCAAGATACAGCATGGGAGAGTCATAACGATTTTCTAATGGTACTCATACAATCATTTGATGAATTAGAAGAAGCTAGTACGTCATTAAAAAAAATTGGTTATTATGACAATTGGAACGAAGATTATTTTAGTGGCACAGTCGAACAAAGAAAACAGTACAAACATTTAAGGAAAAAATGAAGATAGTTTTAGTTACTTGGCTTGATACAAATGAAAACTCTCTTGGTGGTTGGATTGAAAAAGAAGATCTTGATAAGTCTGCTGTATGTAGTGTGGACTCTCTTGGTTGGTTGTATAAAGAAACAGATGAGTTTGTTGTTATATTAGCTGATAAAGATACTCACGATGAGGATGATTTATTTGGTCGTAGCCAAGTCATCCCCAAAGGAGTTATAAAAGATATTAAATATTTAAGTTAGATTTTTGAGCCACCCTTCTTTTAAAATGTCCAATAAAAAAACCATTTTGATAATGAAAATCAAAAGAAGTAAAACCATTGTTCTCTAGCTTTGCTACTTTGTTTTCATATTTATTCATACCTGTTACTGTTCTATGGTCAGCCATAAGATAAACTGTACCCTCAACAGATTTTAAAAAGTTTTTGTTAAGATTAACTTCATTCAATACATCAACTTTATATTTACTTCTACCTTCGTTCATAGTTTCAACCATCATACTATCTCCATTGTTAAAAGTGGTCGTAATGAGAGCAGGGTGGGTCAGAAAATGGTCGTAAATAGTTGCATTTTCTTTCCTACCCTTGTAAAAAATTTCCCAATTTTTCTTGTTATTTCTCATTATTTCTTTAATACTACCTTATGACACCTAGTATATCAAGAAAAAAGTATACCTAATTTACCCTAGAAATCAGCCATTTTTTAATTTTTTTTTATAGAGTGGTCACAAAATGGTCAGAAAATATTTTATTCTGGCAATCCATTAATCATTTTTTCTACTTCATCTTGATTAGTATGAACATAACCAAGTGCCACTTTAGAACTTTTCCAACCAACAGCAGTCATTAAACCTTGTAGTGAATTTTTTTGTCCTAACCAACTTGCGTGAGTATGTCTACAAGCATGACGATTTTTATATGTAACTCCTGCTTGTTGGCACATAGTCCACCACCTAGTAGGAATTCCAGATGGATTATTTTGTCTATCATGCAAATCATTCCATTCAAATAATTTATCTTCTCTGAAATTTATTCTATCCAGGTATTTTCTTATCTTAGGATGTATTGGTTTTGTTATCCATTCTTGCGTTTTGAACATCCAAATATTAAATTTATTTTTTTCTAAATCAATCATTGGTCTATCGTTTAATGGATTTTTTTCTATCCAACTCATGTTCAGAGCTTCTGATATCCGGCAACCAACATAAATTAAAAACAAGAATAAAAATTTTATATGTTCGTCAGTACATTTTTGTTCAATTGCTCGTACATCAGCTAGACTAAATATTTCTTTTTGTCTTGCTCTTGCATTTAATACTTCAAAGTTCTCAATCGTTGGATCATTACACCAACCTTGTTTTGCTCCATAGTGCAGCACTTTTGATATAGGTAATACAAAGCCAGTATTTGCCGTATTATTTTTTGCTGATGCTAACTGTCGTTCTGCATAACTAAGATCTCTTAGTTTTTTACCCTTCCATTGTTTTAAAACTGGATACATTTCGTAGGCTTTTCTGAATATTAAATCATCATTAAATTCTTTTAACTCAAAATCGCCAACCATTTTTCTTACTCTGTTAAATATTGACATTCTTTTAGATGATGGGCAATGTTTAGGATTGTCCAACATTTTATCAAAGCATTCTCCCCATGTCATATTGTGGGTAGATAGAATGGAATTTTTTATTTCTTCTTGTCTGTTCTCACAAATCCAAGTAGCTTCTGATTTACTTGTCGTACCAGTAGACTCTTTGTGAACTGTAATTATTTGTCTGCCGACTCTAACAGTACCTCTAATTTGCCAGAACTTGCTTTCTTTTCTTTTGAATAGGGTAAGCATAATTGTTTAATCTCCTCAATGTCATTGTAGGTAAAAAACTGCTTTTTACCTATATAACGAGATAAACAAGAAATATTGGGATGCTGTATAAATAATTCATTCAATCTCGTTTGTAAAGTCCTAGTTGATATTCCGAACAAATTAGCCAAATCTTTGCGATAATATACTGGCTCTAGTGGTTTTCTCTCTGCTGACATTAGTATTCTCCTCTCACGATATCTTGGTTTTCTTCTTCGTTTCTGGCTTCATTTAAAATTTTTTTTCTATAATTATCTAGTTCTTTGCGTTCATCTGGTGTTGTTGTACTTTTTGGATGAAACAAAGCAGTATTTTCTGGTAGTCGTTTAAGATGTAGCTTCTCTTCTATTTCTTTGTATTTCTCTTCATCTTTTCGTTGATGTCCAACTTTAAGCATTTGGTAGAATTTATTAGCGACACAAAGATCATGGCTATTATCCGTAAAAACGACTGCCCAAAGACGTACTTCTGTTCCAGATGGTGTGTTAGCTGTCCAACGTTTAAATTGGTACACAGTATTATTGTAACCTTTAGATAAATATTCTTCCATCTTAGCTTTGCCAAGAATACGTTTATCTTCATCTTCAAAGTGCAACTCCCACAATGGTTGCTCAAACAATTCAGACTTAGGATTAGTTCCACCTTGATCTAATTGCACAATATTAATTATATTTTTAGACATTTAATAGTTCCTTTTGCTTAGTATATTTCCAAAGTCTTTCAATTGGGTATAAATATTCTTGATGAACAGCCATACCATTGCCATTAAAAACTTTAGATTTTTTTTCAAACTCTTTTTTAGGAATAAAACCGACTACGTTAAAAGTATTTTCATCTTTAGTTGCAGTAACAAGAATACTTACATCAGCTTTAAATGACTGAATACTTTTAAATAACAATACACCACTAGGATAAAATGTTGTTTTAACATCAACAGATAAATCATTTATCCATAAATCATAACCATCATCTATTCCTGCTACTCCAGGATTAAATGGTAAGTTAAATATTTTTGCTACAACAAATTCTCCTTTGTAACCAAGTTTGTCTACATCATCATCAGTTCTTTTGTTGTCTCTACGTTGATTTACAACACCTGCTGCTCTCGACAATTGCCAACGTAAACTTGCAAACTGATTAATTTCTGACATTTCTTTTTTTGATAATTTAACTATCATGGTTGTAATCCACCTAATTTCATTTCTGCTCTAGCTGTTGCATTGGCATCTGCCATAAGTTCTATTTTTGTTGTAATACGATCAAGCTGTGCAAACATTTCATCCATTAGTTTCTCAGCTTGTTCTAAGTTACTATTAACTTCTGTCACTTCTGGATCTATTCTTGCTTTTGCTTTTGCATCTTCAACACTATGTTTTTCATTAGATAAAAAACGATAATGTAAATATCTTGCTTTTTCTTTTTCATCTTTAATTCTAGTAAGTTGATTAAATATTCTTTTAGCTTCTCTGTAACTAACAATTGCTTTCATTTTTGTTTCAGCAATTGCATGAGGATCGTATTTATTAAAACTATTATCCATCCACTTCACTTTCCAATTTGTCGGCAATGTTACGCAAATTAATTATCCTGGCTTTTGTATTAAACTCTTTGTTACTATGGCAGGTCTGATGACATTTTCGGCAAAGGCAAATGAGATTTTCGATGTAATTTTTTGCATCATTTTTACTACCACCCATTCCACGAGAAGATAGATGATGTATGTCAGTTCCATACCAACTATTACAAACAGCACATTGATAGGTCTGGGCAATAGTGTATTCTGGCAACCAGAAATCATCATAAATTTTAAAGTGTTTAGTTGCCATTTTCTCCACTATCATTAAATGATTGCAGTAACTTATCTGTTTCTGGAGATGCTTTTTTTAAATAATAACAAACTGTTGAATGATCTCTATTCATAGCTTTTGCTATTGTTTCAGTAGAAACTCTTTTAATCTTTACTGCATGATGAACAAATTCTTTTCTCGCTTGAACTAAAATTGCATCTTTTCGATTACTTAAAAATAATTCTTGAGTGATGTCGTAAAAATGACAAATATTTATTTTTAGTTCATCTAGTGATGTTAATTTTGTTACATGAAAAGGCTGAGACTTTTTAAAAATAGGATTGTCTGCTATTTTTTTTAATGTCTCAACCTCT